TGGTAGTGGTGCATATACTTCTGCTTATGTATCAGGAACTTCATTTACGATTGCTGGTGCTGATGTAACATCAGTTTATCATGCAGGTCGTAGAGTAAAAGTTATTGCTCCAACACCAGGAACTATTTACGGAACAATTTCATCATCATCTTTTTCAACAGATACTACAGTTAATGTTACTTGGGATAGTGGTTCATTATCTAATGAAGCTCTTACAAATATTTTCATAGGTATATTAAGTAAAACAAATAATTCCATACCAACTGAATTAATTACAGATGCACAAGTTGCTACAGGTGCAAATATTAATGCAGCTAAATTAGGAACAGGTGTAGTTGACAATACAGAATTCAATTATTTAAATGGCGTAACATCAAACATTCAAACTCAATTAGATGCTAAACAAGCAACGATTACTGGTGGTGCTTCAACGATTACATCATCTAACTTAACAGCATCAAGAGCATTAGAATCTAATGGTTCAGGCAAAGTTGCTGCATCATCTGTTACATCAACTGAACTTGGTTACCTATCAGGTGTAACAAGTGCCATACAAACTCAATTTAGTAATAAACAACCTTTAGATGCTCAATTAACTGACATTGCTGGACTTACTCCAACTGATAGTAATTTCATTGTTGGTAATGGAACTAACTTTGTAGCTGAATCAGGTGCTACTGTAAGAACTTCATTAGGTCTTGGTTCTATTGCTACTCAAGATTCAAATAACGTTACGATTACTGGTGGCTCAATTACTGGTATGTCAACTCCTTCATTAGGTTCAGACGTTACGACAAAAACTTACGTTGATGATTTAGTTGCAGGATTAAAAACTAGAATTATTACAAGACTTGCTACTACTGCAAACCTTGACTTAGCTACTGATTTAGAAAATGGAGATACTTTAGATGGAGTTAGCTTAGTAACAGGTAATAAGATATTAGTAAAAGATCAGACAAACCAAACTCAAAATGGTATATACATAGTACCTGCAAGTGGAGCAGCAAGTAGAGATCCTGACTTTGATACTGTTGCTGAACTAGCTGGACAATTAGTAATCGTTCAAGAAGGATCAACAAATGCAGACAAGATTTATTTATGCACAACCGATAATAGCGGAAGCATTGGTAGCGTTAATATTACTTTCTCTCAAGTACAACCTCAGTTTACAGGTACTGTAAGTTCAGTAGCTGTAGCAGATGCAGGTTCTTCAGAGTTTACAGTATCAGGTTCACCAATAACATCATCAGGTACAATAACATTAGCAGTTAATTCCATTGATGCTAGTAAGATTGGAAATGGAGATGTCAGCAATACGGAATTAAGTTATGTCAATGGAGTAACTTCTGCAATTCAAACTCAAATCAATGGTAAGTTAGCAAACGTAGTAGAAGATACTACTCCACAATTAGGTGGTAACTTAGATGTTAATACTAATTCAATCGTATCTACTTCAAATGGAGACATAACTTTAGCACCTGATGGAACTGGTGTTGTAAACATTTCAGGTAATGCCACACAAGCTGGTAACTTAAGAATATTTGAAGATACAGATGATGGCACAAATTATATTGGTTTAAAAGCAGGAACTCTTGCGTCTAGCTTTACTTTAACTTTACCAATAGCAGATGGTTCGGCAGATCAAGCATTAAAAACAGATGGTTCAGGAAATTTATCTTTTGGAGATGTAGCAGGTGGAGAATCTTGGCAAACTGTTAAAACAGGAAACTTCAATGCTGTAGCTAGTGAGGGATATTTCATTAACACAACTTCTGCTGCAATTACTGCAACACTTCCAGGTTCTCCATCTCTTGGAGACTTTATTACTTTCATTGATTACGCAGGAACATTTGATACGAACAATTTAACTATTGCTAGAAATGGCAATCCAATTCAAGGAGCAGCATCAGACTTAACTGTATCAGTAGAGAGAGCAGCATTTACTTTAGTTTATGTAGATGGAACGCAAGGTTGGTTGCTGAAGAATAAATAATGAGTGAATATAAAGGTATAAAAGGTTTTTCAATTCAAAGTCTTTCAGCTGACCCTGCTGATCCTAATATAGGACAAGTTTGGTATAATTCTACTTCAGGTTCTTGGAAAGTAACTTCTGCTACGACAGCTGGTGCTTGGGCAACTGGTGGAAATTTGGGTACAGCAAGATCAGCTTTAGGAGGTGCAGGTACACAAACAGCAGGGTTAGCTTTTGGTGGTTTTATACCACCTTATACAGGAGCAACTGAGGAATATAATGGTTCTACTTGGTCACCAAGTGGAAGTTTAAACACAGCAAGATGGCTTTTAGCAGGAGCAGGAACTCAAACTTCTGGTTTAGGTTTTGGTGGTTATATTACAGCTGGAACAGGAGCAACCGAAGAATATGATGGTGCAACTTGGACAAATAGTAATAATATGATTACAGCAAGATATGGTTTAGCAGCAGCAGGAACACAAACAGCAGCATTAGGTTCTGGTGGTAGTACTGGATCTGTTACAGGAGCAACTGAAGAATATGATGGAATTTCTTGGTCAACTTCACCAGGAAGTTTAAACACAGCAAGAGCTTCTTTAGCAGGTTGTGGTATTCAAACAGCAGCTTTAGCTTTTGGTGGAGTTACTGTACCAGGTAGTTATCAAAATGCAACAGAAGAATATAATGGAGCAACTTGGACTTCAAATCCTACTGGTTTAAATTTAGCAAGACAAGATATAGCAGGTTGTGGAACTCAAACAGCAGCATTAGGTTTTGGTGGTGACAAGGGTGGAAGTCCATATACTACAGGTGCAACAGAAGAATATGATGGTTTAACTTGGTCAACTTCTCCTGCAAGTTTAAGCATAGCAAGATATGGATTAGCAGGAGCAGGTACTCAAACGGCAGGGCTTGCTTTAGGTGGTCAACCAGGAGGAGGAGCTACAGCATCAACAGAAGAATATACAGGTGCAGGAGCAGCAGTAACAAAAACAATTACAGTAAGTTAACAGGAGGAAAATATGGCACATACAAAAACATACATAGTAGCTAATAACTGGGGAAAAGGATTTATTGAACATAGCGAATCTGCTAAGTTTACAATCTCAGGATTTCCAGGAAACATTTGGCAAGTACCAGCACATAACAAAGATGCAAATCTTTGGATAAACAAAGTGTTAGGTACTGTTAAAAGTAAAGATGAAGCACAAGCAATCGTAGATGCAGAAGTACAAGCTGCACAAGCTGCTTGGGATTTATTATCAGATGAAGAAAAAGCTATGAGAGATAGACCCACTGACATAACATTAGTGGAGTAAAATGGCAGATTACATAAACATATACGGACAAGATATATTAGCGGTAGCATCAGACCTAGCTAATCCAACTGTTGGACAGATTTGGTATAATACGACTTCTAATACTTTAAAAGGCGGTGGTGTGACTACTACAAGTGCTTGGGCAACTGGTGGAAATATGGGTACAACAAGATTTGCTATAGCAGGAGCAGGGACACAAACTTCTGCTTTAGCGTTTGGTGGTGAAGTACCACCTTATACAGGATCTACCGAAGAATATAATGGTGCTACTTGGTCACCAAGCGGAACTTTAAATACTGCAAGAGCTTTTTTAGGAGGTTGTGGAACTCAAACAGCTGGATTAGGTTTCGGAGGAGAAATTCCAGCTATTACAGTAGCAACTGAAGAATATAACGGAGCAACTTGGACAACAGTTCCTCCTGGTTTAAATACAGCAAGAAGAATTTTAGCAGGTTGTGGTACACAAACTGCTGGTTTAGCTTTTGGTGGTTACATTACAGCTCCCTCAGGAGCAACAGAGGAGTATAATGGTTCTACTTGGACATCAAATCCAACAGGTTTAAACACAGCAAGATTTGGTTTAGGAGGTTGTGGAACTCAAACGGCAGGTTTAGCTTTTGGAGGCGGTCCAGGTACTATAACAGCAACAGAAGAATATGACGGATCTACTTGGACAACTTCACCAGGAAGTTTAAACACAGGAAGAAATTATTTAGCAGGAGCAGGTATACAAACTGCTGCTTTAGCATTTGGTGGAGGTACTCCATCTGTTACAGGAGCAACTGAAGAATATAATGGAGCAACCTGGACAAGTTCTCCTGCAAGTTTAGCAACAGGAAGAATAGGAATAGGAAATGCTGGTACACAATCAGCTGCACTAGCTTTTGGAGGAGAAAATCCAAGTGGTAAGACAGCATCAACAGAAGAATGGACAGGTGCTGGTTCTCCATTAACAGTTACAATCACAGCTTCTTAACATTTACTTTATCATACTAATAGTATAGAAAACTTATATTAAATGTCTCAGGAAAAAAGAAACATTCAGCCATTAATCGAAAAAGAAGAACCACACTTGCATAACATCTTACCAAGTGAAGATGTAAAAGCATTTAAAAATATGGTGGGAGAACTTAGAGATACTTGGACAAAAAAACAAATCTTTAGAACAGAAACAGAAGCTAGAATATCCGTACTTCAAGATATGAAGTACCCAACTAAAGCTGCAAAGTATTGGCAATGCGTAAGAGAACAAAACGTATTCTTAGAAAACTTAATGTCATTATCATTTGATTATAGACGTAATGACATAAAGATTAAAAGATTAGAAAAGAAACTTGCCAACGAAAAAGATGATCTAAAGAAAGAACTTTGGAAGATTGATCTTGATGAAAAAATTTACGCAAAAGCAAATATGGAACTTACTGCAAAAGATAGAATGAGAGAATTAAAGATGTGGTCTAAATTAAAGAAAGAATATGATGATGGAACATTTGATACTAGAGATGTTAATCAACATCAATTAGATTCTTATTCAAAGATTATGCAAAACAAAGCTAAGACATTAACTGAGGGTTCTTCGCAACCTGAAGTCTTTAATGTATTGGGTCAATTAAAAACTATTGAGAGAGTACAAAGAGATGGAGAACTCTCTTATCAAAAACAAGAAGCCATTTCAACAGACAAGGAATTCGGTAAAAAATCTAGTTAAATGAAATTTAATTTCATATTCTTAGGTCAATCTATATTGCGATACGAAGTACCATTAGACATCTTTGTTGCAATCAATCAAATATACGAAACTAACTTTAATAAATTAGCACCAGCTAATAGACAACTTGTTGGTAAGATTCAAAACGAACATTCTATATTTTATGATGGAGATGATGAATCTAAAATGAAAAGACATAATCTTTTAACTAAGAATGTTTATGATTGGTTTATGCAAGTCTATCATCATTATTTAGATTGGAATAAAATTAATCAATATCAAACACATTTAAACTCAATATGGATTAATGAAATGAAAGCAAATGAATATAATCCTGTTCATATACATCAAGGAAATCTATTTACAGGTTTATCTTCTGTAATGATTTTAAAATTACCAATTAATTATGGAGTAGAATATTCAGCAGTAGATAAACCACAAAATGGTAAGTTACAATTATTAGGTTCAGCATCAGGTCAATTTGCTAAAGTAGATTATCAACCCATATTAAGAGAAAGAGACTTTTATGTATTTCCTTATGATATGAGACATTGTGTTTATCCATTTAATTCAACAAATGAAGTAAGACGTACATTAGCAGCAAACTGTGACGTACACTATAATCCAATAATGAATAGAGGAGCAGAATGATACATACAGAACCAAGTTGGAAATCTTATTTAGTAGAAACTACTGAACCTATTTTTACACCTGAACAATGCGAAATCATAAGTAAATTAGGTAGATCAATGCCACCACAAAACGCACAAGTAGGTGGAGGGTCAGGCGGAAAATACGATACTAAAACTAGAATATCACATATTAGTTGGATTCCATTTAATCACCCTGACGCAATTCCTATGTATAAAAAATTAGAAGATATGATGCACAAAACAAATAGACGACACTTTGGTTTTCAAGATATGGCTATCAACGAACAAGCACAATATACTGAATACCCTGAGGGTGGTTTTTACGATTGGCATATGGATTGTGATTTAATTATGAAGAATGAACCACCTGTTAGAAAAATATCTATGACTTTAGTATTATCTCCTGAGTCTGATTTTGAGGGTGGTGGATTAGAATTAGCTAAACCAGGACAGATATTAAGACCGAAACAAGGACATGCAGTATTCTTTGCAAGTTTCGTTATGCATAGAGTTGTACCTGTTACTAGAGGATTAAGAAAATCACTAGTGCTTTGGTTTGGTGGGGAGCCTTTTAAATAATGAATAGAGAACTTTACTTTGCTACGCCAGTTTATATTAAAGATGTAGGAACATCTGAATACAATGATTACTTAACAGATAAGATAATTGAATGGTCTAAGAATGATGAGGGACTAAAAAAAACTAATATGTATGGTTGGCACTCACAAACTGATATGCACACAAAACCTGAGTATAAACATTTAGTCGAAGAATTATATCTTGCTCAAAAAGAAATATACGAAGATGAATGTTTAGATAACGAACCTTTCTTAGGTAATATGTGGGCTAACATAAATTATAAAGGTGGATTTAATAGACCACACATACACCCTAACTCATTATGGTCAGGTGTATATTACGTTAAGACTCCTGATAATTGTGGTCATTTAAAAATAGAAGATACTAGGACAATGTCATTAATGTCTAGACCAAGAAAAACTAACAAAGAAGAACCTAAACATTTATGGAAAGAAGTACACTTTGAACCTAAAGCTGGAAGATTAATTATGTTTCCATCTTGGGTTAATCATTGTGTTGACCCTAATAATTCTGATGAACTTAGAATATCAATATCATTTAATTTTTTGCAGAAAGGTATGTTTGTATGACATTTCAAAGAGATAAATATCAAGTATTAGAAAATGCAATATCTTATGAACTAGCTAACTTTTGTTTTAATTATTTTTTACTTAAAAGAGATGCTGTTAAATATATGTATGACAATAACATCATAGCAGAAAATGGTTTATTTGGTACTTGGAAAGATAAACAAGTTCCTAATACATATTCTATTTATGCAGATCAAGTAATGGAAACTTTATTAATGAAAGTATTACCTATAATGAAACAAAGAACAGGATTAGATTTAATTCCAACTTATTCTTATGCAAGAGTATATGAAAAAGGTGCAATCTTAAAAAGACATAAAGATAGACCCAGTTGTGAAATATCTACTACATTAAATCTAGGTGGAGACATATGGTCAATATATTTAGACCCTACAGGTTCAGATAATGTAATAGATGAATATAAAAACATACATAAACCTAATGCACCACAAGGTATAAAAATAGATTTAAAACCAGGAGATATGTTGATATACTCAGGTTGTGAACTAGAACATTGGAGAGAACCTTTTACAGGTAATTTATGTGGTCAAGTATTTCTACACTATAATCACTTAAATGGTAAGTTTGCAAAATCAAATTTATTTGATAAAAGACCAATGTTAGGATTACCTAAACTATAGGAGAAATAATATGTTTGATAATTGGTTTAAATCTTTAGATGAAATCCATACTTACAAATATTGGAAAAAAGAAATCATTAAGTTTAATAAAAAAACTATGCAATTCTGGAAAGACGCATTTGATGATTTGTTTTCTAATAATAAAAAAGAAGATTAATGTCTTGTAATAATGTTAATGTAGAACCAACGATTATAGGCGGTGGGGATGGCTCAACTGCTTATGATGCCTTTGGCAGACTTAGGGTTTCTAATCCATTAACCATATTTGATTCTAAAAATGTAATGTCAAAGAATACACTCTTTGATGAATCATTATCAGGATCAGGTGGAGTTACTTATACTGCAAATAAATCTACAGTTAATTTAAACGTTACAGAAGTAAGTGGCGATAAGGTCATAAGACAATCTAAAAGAGTTATGTCTTATCAACCTGGTAAATCATTACTTAATTTAAATACATTCGTTATGAATACATTGACAGCCAATCTAAAACAAAAGGTTGGAATGTTTGATGCTAACAATGGAATATTCTTTTATGCTGATGGTGAAACATTAAAGATTGTTAGAAGAACTTATGTAACAGGATCTGCTGCCGATACTGAGAAATCTCAATCAGAATGGAATGGAGATAAGTTAGATGGTACAGGCAAGTCAGGATATACATTAGATCCAACTAAAGCCACAATCTTATTTATGGATTTTGAATGGTTAGGTATGGGATCTGTCAGAGTTGGTTTTGTCATTGATGGTAAATTTATTGTTGCACACACATTTTATAATGCAAATGATTTATCTACTGTTTATATGCAAACAGCAAATCTTCCAATAAGATATGAAATTGAAACAGCTGCAACATTAGCTGCAGGTACATACACCTTACAACAAGTTTGTTCTACAACTTTAATTGAAGGTGGTTATTCACCAGAGGGTATAAGGCAAATGATTGGAACTTCTCAAATTAATGCTGGTGTTAATTTAACCACAGCAAATACTTATTATAACCTTGCAACCATTAGAATTAAATCAGGAAGACCTTATGCTGTCATTGTTCCTGCTGGATTAGATGTACTTAACATTTCAAATAATGATTTTGAATTTGGTTTATTTGTAAATGCAACTCCATCTTCAGCATTTTCTTATACAAGTTTTTCTGATAACGTAGAATATGATTTAACTACAGTTGATCTAACTGCAACAGGCACAAGAATTGCAGGAGGTTATATGGGAGGTAAAACAGCTCCTTTCTCAATTGGACAAGGATTTGTTTTTGCAAATCAATTAGGACAAACAATAAGTGGAACATCTGATACTTTAACTTTAGGTGTAAGAACAGGAAGTGCAAATGGAGATGTATCTGCTTTATTAAAATGGTATGATTTAACATAATGGCAAATATATATAAAAACGCATTTTATGACCCATCAGTTACAACACCTG